CTTCATGAGCAATGACCAAATCATCACCTAGTAAACAGTAGTCTCAAAAGAACCGTAAACCGGCTCTTCGAGAAGCTAACTGTACTATGTAATGATGAGTTATTGCCATTACGGCTCAGGAACTATACGCACCCATAGGCTGTCCTGCAAGGTAATGAATCTTGCTAGGATAGTCTACATTCTCATAACCCAAACTGGTCAACAGACGGGACCATGCTAAAGTTCTTTCTTCTCCGATAACTTCTTTCAAAATTTTCATCTGTAACAAGATGGGCATTCTGTCAGTAGCTGCGGAGAGATCGAAACAATAGTAAGGTCCACAGGAAGGAAGTTTCTTGTAAAACCCCTCTTGGTTAAAAGTACAATCGGATCTTATCCCCCTTAACACTTTCATTAAATGATTGTGTATGGGTCTTAGGGCCGTTTGTGACCAATAATCGAGGATGGCTATTACTCGAGTCTTACCTTCTTTGTCACTGAAGTAGCTCAACTTTCTGGGTCACTTTGCCTCCTTCTTGAAAATTTGTTTTCATATTTGTAACATAGTAAGTCCTCTAAGAGGGCTAGCAATACTATTCACATTTATACGATACCCTAGCTTACTACCTCCTATAGATATTATATCTTCTATAGTTTCTTGAGGTAATGAGGCAAGGTCCGTTAATGAGGTAGCCATTGCTGGACCATTAGGTCCTTTCTTGGTACTCATATGGAACTCATCTCAGAAGCAGTCAGCCGGTCTTAGTTTTAAACTTTTTAGAATACTCTTATGAGTATCTTCCGCTATTTCAGGAAGTTGCCCCAATCAGGGGTCTATTATAGTTTGAACATCTAACTTTGGTTTGAATTTGAAAGCCCGCCCTATTGTCAAAAGTGTATTAATACATCTTAAGACTTTAGTACGATCTTCTCCTTCACTACTAATTAGATGATCTTTGAACTCTTGGAGTTCCTTAGGGAACCCGTCAGAGTCTAAAGATACTTGTCCGTGCTGTAGGAGGGGATGACCACTGAGGTGTCGAGTGAAACATAGTCTTACATCTTTATAATGTTTGACTGTGTCCTCTAACCCACGGTGTTTCGCCCTTTCCGCAAAGGCCTCCAGAAAAGACTCAATCCATGGTCTAGTTAACT